TACACTTTTTATTGCATTTTTTAACTATAATATTTTTAATTAAATATTTAATGTGACTACTCAGTTGATAAATTAAGTATTATTAAAAAATATTTATAAATATATTAAAATTAAAATATATTTATAAACACACGATTATATGCTTTATATAATAAAAAATAATAAAAAAATGTTTAAGGTGTGGAAAATGTGGTAACTAACCATTCTCCTACAGGATCACTATCTAATTGGAAATACATATATAAAATACGTTGATATGTGGTTGTTTGACCTACAATTGGATTAAATCCATAGTATATTTCACCTGGAGTTCCTGGGTTATTTTGAACGTTATTATAATCCCAACCTTCAGGAACAGGTAATATTCTGGAAGGTCCAGTAGGTCCGGTAGCACCAGGATTACCAGTAGGACCAGGAGGACCGTTTAGACCTAAAGGACCGGTTGGACCAGCAGCACCAGTAGCACCGGCAGGACCTTGGGCGCCAGCAGGTCCAGCAGGGCCAGTGGGTCCATTAGCAGGACCTTGGGGTCCAGTGGGTCCTGCAGGACCTTGGGGTCCAGTGGGTCCATTAGCAGGGCCTTGGGGTCCAGTAGCACCATCAGCACCAGCAGGACCTGTAGGTCCTTCAGCACCAGCAGCACCTGTAGGACCGGCAGGACCGGCAGCACCAGCAGCACCGGCAGCACCAGCAGGTCCGGCAGCACCAGCAGGTCCGGCAGCACCGGCAGGACCAGGAGTACCGGCAGCACCAGCAGGTCCGGCAGGACCAGTTGGACCAGTAGCACCATTACCTCCACTACCAATTGTTCCTAAGTTGGATTCATTTAAAGTAGTATTTCCTAATTTTAAATCACCAGATATATGGGCACTTCCAGCTAATGTAAAAGTTCCGGATGCGGATAAATCTTTAATAGGCGTTTTTGCACTCATTCTATATTATATATATATATAATGAATAAAAATTTTACAATTACCTTTAACATATTCTAAAATTAAGTAGAGCCAATAGGATTAGGATCAAATTGAGGGAATTGTTCTAAATCTACAGAAAATAAATACCAATACAATTCAAATATCTTAGCCTTTAAATTATTTAAAACTACTACCTCGTTTTTATGTTTATATAAATGATCGCTTGCATTAGGATTGAAGCTTAAGTTTAAATCTAAGTTTTGACCGAAAAACCAAATATATAATATATTAATTTGAGTCATCAAATATGCTTCTGTTAAAACATATGTTGATTCAGCTCTCATATCATAAAAAAACAAATAATAAAGTAAATTGTACATTTTTTTATCAAAATATGATAATTGTACTACAGTAGGATCATATGTTGGTGTTAAATGCAAATCTACTTGAAATAAAAATTTATATAATCTATCCATACGTTCTTTTAATTTTACAACTTCAGGGTCAAACAATATTAAATTTACATCATATGCTACACTTGTACTAAAATTTCCAGTTACATTATCAATATTTCCAATTGATAAAAACCCGGCGTTTGCGTCATAATCAAATACAGTTCCATTAAAATAATTATCGGGGCTATCTACTACACTACAACTTATAGATTGGCCTATTGTAAATGGTAAGTTCTTTTCTACTAAAAAGCCTATTGTACCATTTTTTGTAGGAGTAATTAAATATGTTTTTACTGTTTTTGTTACATACTTAACGTTACTATTACATAATACATCTGTTGATATAACTGCACCTGTATTAGTAACACACGTAGATGGTAAAATACAGGTTGAACCGGCTGATGTATCATGAGTAGGTACAACTGCTGTTGGTGTTGTTACTACTGTTCCGTGACCGCTATGGCATGATGGTAATGTATTACAGGGTAAAGTATAATGTAAACTATTATGTAAAGTTTGAAATTTTCTTAATTCAGTATAATTCGACATAATATTCTCTTCTATACTAAAGAATGCGAAAAGAAATATTTTAATAAATAAATATTTAACGCACGAGTTTTTATTAGTTATTCTATAAAGAATATAATTATATCTATAAATAGTAAGTAATGGAAAATCTCGATTTAGATATTAATAATTATACTATTTATGACCTTGAAAATTTTTTTCGATTAAAGAAACGAAAGAAATATACTGTAGCAGATATTGAGCTAAAGGAGTATGAAATTAGAGAACAATTATTGCAAAGCGGGCATATAGATAAACGACATAAAACTAATTTGATAAATTTCTTAGATATTGCAAAAAAAAAAATTATTTCTGAAAAATGTATTGACGAGGAACATCATCCTACAACAATACCTAAGAACTACAAATTAGATAAATATAATGTACCTTATCCGGATAATACAACAGCATCTAGAGAGCATAATTTATTAAATAGACCTGTAACTGAATATGTTTACACTAGTAACAGTGATTTTTTACCAGGACGTATTAATCCTATTAATACTAGAGTTATTACTAAATGTGTAAATATAGATACACGCTTTCGTGAAACTCTTCATACTACTCAAAGTTCTGATTTTACAGTTCAATTAACTACAAAGTTTTCAAAAGTTGTATCTATGGAACTAAGTGCTTTAGAACTACCATTATCATTTTATGGTATATCACGTAGTAATGGTAATAACTTCTTATATTTAAATGTTAATCATAATACAAAGGATGCATCTGCTAATGATATTACGATAAATACTGATAAGGTTTTTATTATACCTGATGGTAATTATAACTCAAATGATTTTATTGAAGTTATTAACAAAACTATATGTCCGTTAGACCAAAATCAAAATATGTTAGAACCACAGTCTATATTTTCATATATTCGTTTTACAGTTAATTTAACTAGTGATGGTTCTGGAAGTGGAAAAGTTTCGGTTTCTGCTGTAGGTAATGAATTTTTCAAAATTAACAGTATTACTTTAGATTTTACACGTAATATTGATGGTATTATTGATAATATTGATATTTCGAAAAAAATTGGTTGGAATCTTGGGTTTAGACAAGCTATTTATATTGATAATTATTATTATCACGGTGAATCTATTATAGAACCTAAAAATAATAGATATGTTTATTTATCAGTTGATGATTTTAACAAAAATTCTAACAGTCCATTCATAAGTATTTTTAATCAATCAATATTAAATGATGATATATTAGCTAGGATTTCTATTAAAGGTTCTCATTTTAGTATGTTATTAGACAATGATATGTCTATTGTATCAGAGCCTAGAATTTATTTTGGACCTGTTGATATACAAAGATTGCGTATTCGATTATTCGACGAACACGGACGTATTTTAAATATGAATAATACCGATTTTTCTTTTTGTTTAAAAATTAAAACTATGTATGATTTATAAAACATATAGAAAATACAGTATTATTTATACATATTTTCAATATTAATATGTATAAATACGCAAAAATTGCTATACAACCTTTTCCTTATTCTAAAAGTTTAATGTTCTCCGTTTTAAAAACAAATAATGAATTTACATATTGGTATAACAATTTTGATTTTATTCATAATACATATTATTACAACCATAATGCTAGAGATTATAATTATAGTATTCAATTAAGATATGACTGTATTAAAGATAAATATTGTAATAGTGAATTTCACGATGTTATTACTGGTAAATTATCATTAAATATTGGTGACGATAAATACAATGAATCTATAAGACATAAAATTAAATATTTTACTGCTAATGATTATTATATACCATTTATTAATTTAGATTATAAAATAAAAACAGAATATTCTATTACAAAAAATAATAAAAAATTTAATGATCTTCAACTATTGCAAAAGAAAATCTTATAATATTTTATATTATGCCATATAAAACTAGAAAAGTTAGAAATAGAAATTGCTATCGTGTATATAATCCTATTAATAAAAAAACATTTGCAAAATGCACTAGCAAAAAAAAGGCTATTAAACAAATGCGTTTATTAAGAGCCATACAAAATAACAAGAATTTTAGAACCACTGTTGGTATTAAAACTAGAAAAAGACAATATTACACGCGCAAAAACAAATAAAAAAATGCCAATTAAGGTATTTTTTTATTTTTTTATTATTTTTTTACTTATATTTGTTGTCATATCTCAACAGTATATCATTTACTATATGATTCATATTTTCTGTAAATCTATCATCATAAATAGATATTTGAACGTGATACGGCTTATTATTTTCCCATAATCCTTCATAAACTACACCATTCTTATGTATCATTTGACCTTTTCCGTGTCTGTTACCATTTTTAGTCTGGCCACGATATATTTCTCCATGAGGATATCTTAATATTTTACAATCTAGTGTATTTGAATGATATATTGCTTGCTGACTCATTGATTTTTCATCTTTTTCTTCATTTATTGGTGCCATTCCACGATTACGACGAGAGAACCTAACTGCTGCTTTTGATGACATTATTGTATAAAAATACTTGTATATACTTGCAAAATGTAAATTATTTCATTTATTTTCAATTTTTTATTTATCAGGTTCTCCAACATAAAGATTTAATATGTAATTATTATATGAATAATTGTGTAATAAATGACTTATCTTGTAAAACTAATATACCAAAACATGTTATTTTTAAACATATAGTACCGTACACCTATACAACACAAAGTAACAACCTATTACGAGATATACGTAATTACAATAAAGATATTAATTTGATTGAAAGTATATATTTAACTCAATATAATGAGTTCATATTATTAGTTGATTTGTATTTGTTCCATAATTATACACTTAATATGAGATATGTACCCCAAAAATTAGAAACAACATTTAAACGACACTTCATGTTAAAAGATAAAAACCCCCACGAATTAAGAGTATATATGGTAATGAACAATTTACCACATAAACGAAGGCGAAATACTAAATTTATTTGGGGATTAATGACTCCAGAAGAAAGAAATACTTTTATAAATAGTTATATATTGAATGAGGATTAGGTTCTCCAAAACCATTGTTTTTTGAGAACATTATTACTTATAATTATTTTGTTTGAATTAGGTTCTCCAAAATCATTGTTTTTGAGAACATTATTA